GAGTTCTTACATCGGTTTGGGCAGCATTCATGTTTATGGTTATAATGTGATCTGGATTAAAATATGGTATTATCTGCTCAACAATCTGCAACGTGTCATCTATGTGCCTAGTGTATATAAAAAGTGAAAAACTTATGTTTACCGGAACTTCTTCCTCGACAAATGTTGCCGGATTATTGCAGTTTGGCGTTGTGCCAGACATGTTTTTGTTTATGTTTGATTTATTCCGTCTTCTGCTTGGGTCAACGGCAACTGAAGACATTATGTAACTCAATCTGGGCAATTGATTTTCTATTCTAGTTCCATCGTTTATGGACGATGTTTCTAGATATCTTCTTATAAATTTTTCCTGTGGAGCATATGTTATTGGTACTCTTATAGATAAAGGATTGTTTTGGTCGTCTGGATTTGAGTGTTCAACGTATATATTGTTGAACAACGAACCAAATCCTATTACAACTTTTCTTAGGTTTTTATTGTAAAAGTGTCCGAACATTTTTAATCCTTAGCAGGGTTCATTTTTGTCTACATTGAATATTATTGCTTCTTCGTCAATATCGTCATTTATTCCAGCAGTCGTTCCTATGATGTTGTTTCTTGGGATTATGGTACCACCAGAAAGACCTTTGGTAACGTCTGCAACAGTATCCACAGAATCTACCGTTGTGTCTATTTTTTCGTAACTGTAAGTGAAGAGTTCTGCAGTTATGCTATATGAATACAATTTTCCAAGAGGATAAAAGGGATTTTCATGTTCAACAAAGTTTATTTCAAACAATGACTTTGAGGTTGGAAAAAAAATCAAATCACCTTCTCTCGGTCTTGTTATAGAAGTGTTTCTGTACGTGATTTCTTCCCTAAATCTTTTTCTGGCAACTACAAGATTTACCTTATCTTTGATTTCTATTCCAAATTGAGTTATTATATCAGTTCCTTCAAATCCCTTGTAAGATACAAGGTACATTTCTATGGGATAGGTTTTTGTAAAAGAGCTACCAGGATCTTCTCCAAAAATTTTGTCTATTTCAAGATATTCCCTTGGAATGTAAAGACAGTCTTGGCCAGTTGCCTTTATTATTTCTATAGTAACGTCTTCGACCAAATTTTGTTCGTTTTCGTTATTATAAAAATAAGGGTTAATAGCCATTTTAGCCTATTAGTGGATCCACTGGAAGTTCTTGCGTCTTGGTGAGCATCATTTCTATTTCTTTTAATTCATTGTTTGCTTCAGAAAGAATTGCTGGAGCATTCAGAACTGCTCCACCCGGCAATGGTACGTTTGCAAATTTTATCAAATTTTGACCCCATTGCTTCTTAAGAAGAGCCGTGTAATATCTTTTAAAAACCCTGTCTTTCCATACTTTTTGATATTTTTCAGGATCAATCTGAACATATGCCTCGATTAACATGTATTTTCCAGCCTGCATTTTTGTATGTTCTATGTCTAAAAACAATCTATCCGTTGTTCTTGTATAGGTATAGGATACTGGATAATTAAAAACATCGTTTACAAGCTTTACATAACTCATTGCTTCCATGTAAGAAGCAATAGGCCCGGTTGAAACGCCGGATTGGTTGTAATAAAGTCCAAAAAAATCAAACAAAGTCATTTGATATCTGAGATCAAACATATAATCGCCAACTTGTTCCGCTGCAGCATAAACTTTTGTGATTGTTCTTATGTCAGTTGCTTTTGGCCATTTTTCAGTTGAACCATCTGGAAGGGTTTTCGTCTGTGCACCCAAAGCATCTCCTAGCTGAGTGGTGTCTATAAACTTGTTTTGGACATCTGTTTGGGTTACGGGGTATATGTACAAAGCTCTTTGATTAAAATCAAAGTGTCTTTCAAACATGTATTCCAAAGCTTCATCAAGACGGTCTTCGGCCTGCTGTGGATCTACATTTACATTGACGACCGGAGCCCCCAAAGATCTAAAGCAATAATCTATAAACTGTTGTCGTGTGGTTGGTGGCATTATACAAATATTTATGAATTTTTTACTATTTTATTTAATTCATTAATTATTTTGTCTTTTTCCTCGGATTCACCAATTGTAACTTGAATAAATTCCAGATCTTCTGGATTAAAGTTTTCTATTAATTCTCTTCTTTCTTTTGATTCGGCATGGTTTGGGTCGTAATTTGTGAATCCCGGCATTTTAAGTGGACAAGAAAGGCTTGGATAATCTAGCTTAGCATATTCCTTGTCCCCCTTAACCAACCAAGTGTGGGGTTTGTCTCCGCAGCCACATCCACTACAATAATAATAATTTGAAGTCTTGCTTTTGCTTAGTTTGGGACATTTAGGAATATCGTTAAAACCAAAACAAGAAAGAACTCTTAGCCTTTTGGTGTTGACATCGATTTTTTTGTTATTCAATCCTCTAGACGCCACAGCTGCTGCAAACAGCACCATTTTTTTAATCATGTTAAACACTCTCGTATATAGGAATAATTCCAGCAGGAATCAAGTGCTCTTGAATGAATGGCTTGTGTTTTTCCAAAACATTTGCTTTTATTGTAACTGTTCCCGGAGCCGTAGTAAATACCTTTGTGGTATTTGCAGGGTAATCCAAAAGATTTACCAAAACATGTTTTATGGCTCCATTTGTACCTTTTACATCAAAGTAAAGTTTTTGAACTTTTATTGAAAATGATGGAATGTTTTCCAGATAATCAGAAAGAGCATCGGTGGAAAAATCAGCATCAGGAAAATAACTTTCCGCTATTGCCTGTAAAAATTTTTCATTTACTGAGATTGGAGATCTTATATTTTCCCAGTCTATCTGAGCTCCATAACCATACTCCAAGCTAAAAAGCCAGCGAAGATAGTTTTTTATTATAGTAACTACCAAAACATTTTCAGGATCTTGATTATACCTCTTAACTACCCATGCAGGGAACAACGATTCAACTGTTAAATCGTCTCCCTTCCAAAGTGTTCCTTGAACATTGTAAAATTCAGAACCATAAGCAGCCAGCACTTTTTCCATTAACTTGGAAATTTTTCCTTCTACTGATACAGGAAGATGGTTAAAAAGTAATATCATAAACTATAGATCACATCTATTCCTGCTGGTCCAGTTCCCTGCAAGTAATTCAAAAGATCTGTTTGGCTAGAAGATGAAAGTCCATCAACGTATACTTTTACAGAAGCTGGCGTATTGTCGTTTGCAACCGTTATTAGGTCTAAGTCATCTGTTCCAGAAATACCAGAGGACATTATTGCATATTTTAAATCATTCAAAGTTACCCATCTTTTTCTTCCGTTTCCGTTGAATAGAAGAAGTGATCTTGCTCTTTCTACTGAAAGAGTGCTGTAACCGCCGGAAGGAGTGGATTGGGTTATAAATGTGGTTGAGGATAGTGGATTTATTTGAGCAGAATTTCCCTGATCACCATTGGTGATTACTGCAAATATTTCTACTTTTTTGTTCAAATCAATTGCAGCAGAGTTTACAAAATTATTGGTCACGATGTAACCATCCGCACCATTTATTACGGTAAAATAAGAACCGCTTGCTGCTGGCTCCTCTCCTCTTTCAACTTTGGTATATTCTTTTTGGGTTCCATTTATAACATCAGTCAAAACAAATCTTATTGTTCTTGGATCAACATTTATTGGAAGCGTGCAATATTGCTTGTCATAGTCGTAATTTGTATATGTCACGGCCTGCGTGCCGGAATAAAGAGTATAGCTATTTGTTCCAACAGAAATATCGTCTTTGTTGAAAAACAATATGTTTGTTCCATCAGTGGCCTTTGCAACAAAGGGTGTATATGCATCTACTGCTGAGCTTGCATTAATAGTTATTTGGGATGTTGCTGATTGTGCAAATGTAAGCAAAACCGATTCATTTGATGCAAGTCCAGCAAAAGATTCAATATTCTGTGCTGATGTCTTAAATGACTCGTTGTATCCAAAGTATGAGTATACGCCATTGTACGCAGTTGCCGTAGCCAAAATGTTTATGAGCATGTTGGCTGCACTGGATGTATTTCTAAAATCAATATTGGTAAGAGTTGGCTGTTTCTCAAGAAACGAAGTCAAAGATTCAACTATGTCGGTATAATCCAAAGAAGATACATTTAGGTCTTTTATATTATATGCCATTATGGTGTTACCTCTACGGTACATTGAATGTTAGATTTCATCACCAACCCATCAAAGTATGAAAACTTTACATTAAATGTTATTTTTGTCTCGGAATATGCTTCCAGCTGGACTCTTGCACTATTGAGTTCCGGTATGGATGCTCGTATGTAATTTGCCAAGTTTGCTTCAAGATTTGATTTATTCCCAACTGGATCAAAAAGATATATGTAATAATCAGAACCAAAATTGCTGTCAGACGGAAGCTCGCCTTTATTGGTATTGAAAAGATGAGTTATTTTTTGTACAATTGAATTATATCCTGTTACAACTGCGATATCTGTTTTATCTGCAGTTGAAGGAATTTTTTCAAGTAAAATGGAAAAATCATTGCTTTTCATTTAAATTATTTATCTGGAATCTGACTTACCGATACCGCCATTTCATGGGTTCCGCCAGCATTTACTACGTGTTTGACAGAAAGCACAAAGTATAATCCTGAAAAAATTGAGGAATTTGAGTTATATGGGGTTCTTGTTGCCCTGTCTACCTGTATTTCAAGAACGTCTCCCGGCCTTAATTTAAAATCTCCAGCTAAAGTTAAGTCAACTTTGCTCTGATATTTAAAAGC